GGCTGCTTATGCAGAATTAGAAAATGAAGAATATGAAAAACAACGAGAACAAGCACAACGAAGTAATGCTTTAAGAGGTAGAACAAGGTAAGATAGAAGAAATGTTTTAATTTTGATAGCAAGTGGCTAATTATAATATTGATATTGGTGTAAAAGTACAAGCTCAACAATTAGAAAAATTTAATATAAAGCTTTTAAAAACAAGTAAATTAATTGATAATGCAAATAAATCAATAAAAAATTTTGAGAAAAATAATTTATCTAATGTACGAAGTATTAATGGAGTTAATGAAGCATTAAATGCTGCAACTATTAATTTTAGAAAAGTTGCAACAGGTACTCCGCAAGCAACAAGAGCAGCTAAAGAATTTGTACAAGCTGAACAATTAGTAAATAAAACTTTAGCGGAGCAGGAAAAACTATTAGAAAATATTCGTAGAAAACAACAAAATAAACAATTTACATTGGGTTTAAGAAGACAAGGATTTAAAAAAAATCAAATTTTACAAAGTGATGGTACTTTTATAAATCAAAGAAGAGCAGAATTACAAATTGCAAACAGAGCAGCAACTTTAGAAGATCGTATTAATCAAACTCTTGCAAAAAGAGGAAAAATTTTAAGTGCAAATGGCAAGCAAATTAAAAGTAATAATGTAGCCAGGAGTGCAGGAGTAAGAGGTGGACGTTTTCAAAATGCTCTTTCAAGTGGATTAATTGGTGGTGGTTTTCCCTTGTTATTTGGGCAAGGCCCAACTGCTGCCATAGGTGGTGCTTTAGGTGGTGTTGCTGGTGGTGCTATAGGAGGACAGTTTGGGTTTGCCTTATCAATAGCTGGTACAACAATAGGAAGTGCATTAGATAGTCTCGCAAATGCTCTTGCAAAACCGACAGAAAATATTCAATTATTAGTAGATAAAGTTGGGTTAGCCAATACTCCTACAGGTGATTTAGCTTTACGTTTAGAAAAAGTCGGTCTTAGTGCTTCTGCTGCTGATTTATTACTTGATGAATTTAATAAAAAGTTTGGCAAAACACCTGAAGATATTAAGAAAAATACTGAACAAATGAATAAATTTAAGAATCAAATAAATGAATTAGGTACTGCAATAACATTATTACTTTCAAAAGTATTATCACCAGCGATTCAGACTATTTTAAATTTTATTAATACGCAGGCAATAGCAAATAAAGTAGGAAGACCTAAATTAGCATCTTTACAACTTGAAGCTGCTGGATTAGCCAGAACAGAGACTAAAAAGAAATTTGGTTTTAATTTTGGAGCAGTTGAAGGACCATTAGCAGGTGAAGGTGTAAGTGAATTTTTCCAAAAAAGAGAAAAAGAAATATTTAACAATTTAGTTAATGAAGAAATAAACAAACAATTAGTAGCACAAGGTAAACCACCCGTTGATTTTACAAATCAAGAATTAAATTTTGGTGATAAATTTGA